CTCTCGCGCGTCGCGCGGTATGCCCGCGGGTGGGCGCTCGAGCGCCCGCGGCCCGCTATTCCGGTATCGGCTCGGGGTCGCTCGCGCGGTGTGCCGCGGCGTCCTTGCGGTCCTTCTCTGCGCGGGCCTCGGCCTCGCTCTGCATCTGTTTGAACAATTCGCGGTGGAGGCTGGCCTCGCCGAGCAGCTGCAGCCCCAGGCGCCGGCGGCCCAGGAGCTCGCGCACCTGCGCGTCGGTCCCGGCAATGTCCTCGAACACGCCGGCGTAGCCGATCCACACCCACACCAGGCGTCGGCCCTCGTAGGTGCTCAATACCTTGCGGAGCACGGCGCGCTCCTCGGCGGCGCTGTCGCGCACGCGGCGACGGGCCCGGGCGGTCTGCGCTTCGGAGCCGGTGTCGGTGACCAGCGGGTCGCGGCGGTCGATCATCGAGACACCACCGCGACGATCAGCGACACCACCACCAGCAGGAGCCCGGCGACGGCGAGCCCGAGCCACTGCACCTGGAGGTTCAGGCGCGCCACCTGGCGCACGACCTCCTCGTTGGTGACCGCGCGAAAGCGCCTCACAGCGACGCCACCATGGCGGTCAAGATGACCAGGCAGACGAACGTGGCGAACGCGGCGACGTCGGCCCCGCGATCCGCGGGCCTCATGCGCCCACCCCGTCCAGCACTGCCGACAGCGCCGTGCGTTGCCCGTCCATGGGCGTGGTGCCCAGGTTCTTCGCGGCGACCGACAGCTGCTGCGCCTGCTGCGCCTGCGCGGCGGCCTGCTGTTGCTGCGCGGCCGCGGCCATGAGCTCGTCGGCCTCCTCGTCGGTGCGCACAATCGACGGCGCCGTGCCGAGCATGTCGGCGTACCTGTCGACCACCTCGCGCTCGTTGACCTTGTAGGTGACGTTGGGGAACGCCTCGCGCAGCGCGATGACGCTCGAGAGGAACCGGTCCTGGCCCACGACCCCGACCAGCTTCTGCGCTTGCGCCAGGATGGACAGGTACTCGACCTTGAGGTCGACGCCGCCGAGCTCCTCGGGTGGCTCGGGAATGGCGCCCAGGCGCAGCATCATGGCGAACATGCGGTCGACCAGCGGGTCGAGCAGTTCGTCGTTGGTGCGCTCGAGCACTGGACCGAGCGCGATCAGCTTCTCCTCCTGGCGCGCGGCCACTTCGGCGGCGGTGATCGGCTGCATCCGGTCGGACTGCGCCAGCATCAGGAACAGGTCGGCGTAGAACGCGCGGTCGATCCGCTGCCGGCACTCGCCCATGTCGAGGATCAGGTGCTGCAGCCCCTCGAGCCGCGTCTCGTAGATGGGACGCAAGCCCTGCATCCCGTCGCGCTCGTCGCCGTAGGTGATGCGCCCGGGGATCGAGCTCACCTCCGCGTTGCGGAACGACGCGGGCCCGACCAGCGGGGGGTTAATGGCCTTTTCGATGGCCTGCGCCTTGCGCCGCTGCATCAGCTGCAGCTGCTTGACGTCGCCGAGCGCGATGATGCCGGGCGAGAACGTGCCGTAGGTGTCCTCTCCGGTGACGTCCCACCGCGGGACCATGATGGGGAACTCGTTGTAGCCGCTCTCGCGCAGGAAGGCGTCGCCCGGGGTGTCCTTGTCGGAGACGCCCTCCTCGTAGTAGCAGCTTTTGAACTTCATCCGGTGCCGTGCGGAGAGCGCCTCGGGGCGGTACTCCTCGTTGGGGCACACGAAGTGGATGACGGTGAACCGCTGGTCGTACTGCCCCTTGTCCCAGGCGGCGAGCACCTGGTTGGAGAACACCGACCGGTTCAGGGCGCGCGTGGTGGGGTCGACGCCAAACTCCTCGACCACCTGGCGGCACGTCATGGTGAACTCGCGCGAGAACACCGCCGCGACGCCGCGCTTGTCCAGGCCGACGTCGTACGAGCCGAGCGGGTACGAGTAGGCGCGCATCATGTCCTCGTCGTCGTCGAGGATCCCGATCGCGCCGGTGCCGAACAGCCCCATGTCGCCGTAGACCAGCGGCAGGGCGTTGTACAGGTTGGACCGCAGGAACACGGTCAGCATCCGCTGCGTGACGGTGTGCAGCCAGTCTTTGACGGCTGGACGCTCGGCGAGCGCGGCGTCGGCGGTGGTCAGCTTCATCCAGGGCCGGGCCGGCGACGTCAGCCCCGCGTGCATCCCGGACTGCAGCGTGCGCAGCGCGATGAGCGGCGAACTGTCGATGATGCTCTGCGAGCGCCGGTCGCCCCGGTTGACGTCGGTGACAGTGAACCGCGTGCGCCGCGGTTGCATGTACTCGGCGAGCTCCTGCCAGTGCGCTTGGAACGAGGTGCGCTCCAGGCGCATCGCCTGGCGGGTCGACTCGTACCGTTGCCGGCGGGTCAGCCCGCTGGCGTGGTCGGTCCCGATCGCGGTGCCGATGGCCATCTAGTAGGGCTTTCCCAGCGCGTTGGTGCGCGAGCTCGAGGAACGGGTGCGGGTGGCAGCACTGGCGGCCGCGGCCATCGTGGCGGCGGTGCGGCTGGCACTGGTGATGGGCGGATTGCGCAGGCTCGGCTCGCGCAGCACGGCCTGGTCGCCGACGGCAATGGCCCGCGTCATGGCGCGGTTCAGGAACGCGCGCGAGTCCGCAGGGAACCGCTGCGCATCAGGACGGATGGGTGTTGCCTTCGCTCCCACGACTACCTCGGTATCCCGGCTTGCCACACCGTCTCGAGCGGCCGGTACCCGCGTCGTCGGTAGAACTCGTGCACGTCGGTCGCGTCAGGCGGCGCAATCATCTGGACCCACCGCGCGCCCCGGGCCGCCGCCCACCGCTCGCCGCGGATCCACAACCGCACGGCGCCGATCGAGCCGCGGTGCTGCGGGTTGACCCACCAGGCGATCTCGCTGCACGTCAGGTCGCCGGACAGCAGCTGCGGCACGGTGGCCATGGCCAGCATCCCGACCAGCGCGCCCTCGTGCTCGAGCACCAGCAGCAGCTGCTCGTCGATGAGCCACGGCACCAGGCCGCGCAGGTAGGGCTCGTTGAACACCACCTGGTCGGCGTAGGCGCTCGAGGCAATGAACGCGGCCGCCATGCGCAGCACCTGGTCGACGTCGGCGTAGACCGCCTGGCGCACGGTCACCGGCACGCCTCACAGGTATCGGCGACTGGCTCGAACCAGCCGAACACCCGCCGGCACACACGACAGACCGAGAACCAGGTCGGCACCTAGACCTTGCTGGCCAGCACCACGCGCCCCGCGGGCGCCAGCGTGTAGAGCACCTGCAGCCGGGTGCGGCCCGCCGCGCCGGTGGCGCCGGTGGTGGTGACGATCCCGCTGATGACGCGCGGACTCGAGGAGTAGCGGCGGCCCCAATGCGTGTTGGTGCCGATGTTGTCGGCGCCCGCCTTGCCGCCGCTCTGCGCGAAGGACAGCGACTCGCCGGCCAATAGGTCGGTGGCTTTGAGGTTCACGCCGACGTAGATCCCGTCGTCGTCGGTGGCGTCGCCGACCTTCAGCGTGGCGGCGGATGCCGCCGTCCAGAGCGCCTCGGCGTGCACCAGGACGTCGAGGATCGTCGCGCCCGCCGGCAGGGGGATCGCGCCGGTGTAGACGCCGGCGCCGGTGGTTTCCACGAACACCGCCTCGCCGACCAGCACGCCCGGTACCTCACCGGCCTGGGCCGCGGCGCCCTGCGTCGGCTCGATCGCGCAGACCATGGTGCCGCTCGTGAACGCCGCACACCGGAACCGGTACCGATTCGCCTTCTCCACCTGCACGACCCCGGCGGCCGCGGCGGTGCCGGTCGCCAGTTGCGTCCAGCCCTCCGTCTCCCGGCGGGACTGCTCGAGCACCCATGTGGCGCTGAACGTGCCCGACACGTCGTAGGTGAACGCCGAGCCCGCGGGCGCTTGCAGGACGTTGCCGTTGCCGAGCGCGGTGAAGGATTTGGAGATAGCCATGTGTCGGTTCAGTGCCTCGTGATCACGCGGTTTTGAAGGGATCCCAATCGCCCTGGTTATCGGCGGCGGTGCGCAGGCGCTGGAGCGTGCGCAGGACGTCACCCGGCATGTCGGGGAGTGCGTAGGTCAGCGCGAGCGCGTCGGCCAGGTCAGGGCTGCGCCCGAGCCGCTTCTTGATCTGGTCCTTCTCCTCGAGCATCAGTTGCCCGCTCACGAAGGTGTAGGTGGGGGTGGTGAGCTCGCCGACCAGTTCGCCCAGGTCGGGCAGGACGAGCCCGCCCTTGATCGCCTCGGCCATCGAGATCCACATTTCGGCGCGCCGGTTCTTGTACCGGGGGTTGATGGCCTTGCCGTGGAAGATGACCGCGTGCGGGTTGGTGCCGGCGGCCACCAGGTTGTCGATCACGCCGTGGCCCCAATGGCCGGTGTCGTCGACGAACTCGAGCTCGGAGCCCCACTTCATCTTTGCCGTGTAGACACGCGCGGCAATGTCGGTCGTGCGCCAGTTGCGCATGACGAACGGGTTGTTGGCGATCAGCGTGTTCAGGCCCTGGCGCGCGAAGATGACGCTGCGGTCGTCACCGAACCGGGCGACGTCGATGCCGAGCCGCTTCTGCATGTGGTCGTACTGCGTGGTCTGCAGCACGCGCTTCTGCGCGGCCAGGACGTCCTCGAGGGACACCAGCGTGTTGAGGGACGACGGTGGGAACTGGCCCAGGATGTACGCCTGCACCCAGGGGTTGTCGCGGCCGTAGGTCTGGATCTGCTCGCGCGCCCAATCCGCCGGCGCCTGCTGGCCCTCGCCGACGTTGGCCACGCGCGGGCTGTGCACCCAGGCGTCCGGGTCGTCCGGGTCGCCGGTGACGCGCACGATGTGCCACAGGTGCGCCTGCGTCGTGGCGGCCACGTACAACATGCCCTCGTGACTGATCGGGTTGCCCGACTGCAGCACCTTGCCGAACCGGGTGTTGGGCATCGCCTGCTCGGCGGCGCGCAAGATGGTCGGCGGAATGGCGCCGCTCTCGTCGATCAGCACCAGGACGTTCTTGCCGTGCAGGCCGGAGAACGTGCGCCCCTGCTCGTCGGCGCTGCCTGACTTCGGCCAGCTGCGCGCGGCCAGGAACCAGGTCGCCTGGTTGCTGTTCTGGAACACGCGCGACGACGTCCAGGTGAACGCGGTGCGGAGGTACTCGCTGCGCCCCTGCCACTTGGCGAGCTCGGCCCACAGGTTGTCGCGCAGGTTGTCGCCGGTGATGGAGGTGGCCAGCCCCTTGGGGTGTTCGAAGCCGGTGCCCTCGCGGGATACCTGGGTGGCGAGGAAGTGCCAGCCAAGCCAGGCGGACGCGCACGTCTTGCCGGGGCCGGCGCAGGCCTGGAGGCTGATGCGCTGGATGGTCGGGTCGACCCAGGCGATGGCCAGCTTCTCCTGCCACTTGTCGAGGGTCGCGCCGAACTGCTCGGTAATGAACCGGCACGCGCCGTACGGGGCCTCCCGGTACGACGCAATCTTCGACGCGGCGAGCTCGCGGAGCTCAGACACGCGGCACCCGGGCGGCGCCGGTGCGATCACCAGGATGACGAGCAGCAGCAGGGTCCGGTAGGCCCACAGCGTCACGCACCGGGCTCCGGCTCGGGGTCGACCTCGACGGCCTCGTCGCGGCGGACGCCGGCGATGATTTCCTCGAGGGTCAGGTCGCGGGTGGTGACGTCGATCGCCTGGCTTGGCTTGCCGGCGTAGTAGGCCAGGAGGGTGGCGAGGTACTTCTCGTCGAGGGTGCCGGCGAGGATCTGCTCGACCAGGTGGTCCTCGTACGAGCGCTGGCGCAGCCCGCCCTTGCCGTCGCCGACCTCGATCGTCTCGACGAACACGCGCGCGAACACACGCTCGAGGAAGGACCGGAGCGCTTTGGTGCCCTTGTTGGGAGTCCCGGCCCGGCGGCCGCCGGACTTGGACCCGTCTGCGTGTGGCAAGCCGTCAGGGTGGCCCGCCAGGCCCGATCGGGACGGGGCACTAATGGCCCCCTGGCGTCAGCGATTGCGGGGTCGCTTGATGACGTGCCAGTGCGGCGGCAGCACGTTCCGGTCGATCCAGTCGCAGACGGTGGCGTCAAACGGGAGCTCGCGCCCGTTGATCAGGATGCGGCCCAGGGCCCACGCCATGGGGTGGTCAGCCATCCCGGCCAGGTCGATGCACCGGGCGTGCATCCGTTCGGTGTCGGTTTCGCGGGTGCGCTCCGCTTCGGCCTGCTCCTCGCGGAGCCTCGCCTGGAGCTTGCGTAGGTGGTCGGGCATCGTGCCTCCCCCAATGTGTCGTGGCCCCGGAAACCGGCTCACGACTCCTCGAGGAACAGACGCGCCAGCCACAGGTGTTCGCTTCCGGTGGGGTTGGATACTGCCACGACCCGGGGGTTCACGAACTTTGCCGTCACACCGAGCACCGCCCACAGGTCGTAGTCGATCGACGACCGGTGCAGCAGCGCCCGTTCCATGTCGAGCAGCAGCACCTGCTGGAGCTCGGCGACGGTCACCAGCCGTCTCGCAGGAACATGAGCCCCCGCACCGTGCCCGCCACCAGGAAGGGCGCCAACATCAGGAACACCACGACGCGGTCGGTCACCGCTCGCTCTGCTCAGGCCCGAGCAGCCCGGCCCGCTCCTGCTGCAGCCACGCCTCGCTGCGTTTCCGGAACGCCGCCTGCGCCGCGGCCTCCTCGGCTCGCATGAACGTGACGATGAACCGGTCGCCGACGTGCCACCGGTAGAACGACACGGTGCGCGTGTAGCGGATGGTGCTCGCCACCCGCCAGGCGCGCAGCAGCAGGTAGCCGACGGCCAGGGTCAGGACGAATCCGGCGAAGTTGCCCACCATCGCGATCACCGGCGGGACCGCTGCGCGGCGAACTGGTCGGGCGTGATGATCTGCGTGCCCCCGGTCCCGGGCTCGTTGACCTTGCCCTCGAGGAATGCCGTCAGCACCGGCAACAGCTGCTTCTGGTCGTCCGCGTGACAGGTCCGCAGCACCGTGCGGGCGCAGCGCACCAGGACGATCGCCGCCATCATCGGGCTGACCTTCACCTGCCAGGGCTTGATCCACTGCACGAACGTGTGTTCAAACCGCTTCATTTCGCCGACGTCCTCGACACTCAGTTCGCGCACACCCATGGGGCCCCTCCTCCTCGAGTCCCAGGTCGGCGAGCGTCATGCCCTCGGCCCTGAGCTCCTTGGCGAACTGCGCCGTGTCGAGACGTTCGACCGTCGGCCACGTTCGCGCCTTGCCTGCTGCGTCGACACACTCCGCGCACTTGCGGCGACGACGATACCGCGTCGAGCTCACCGCCCCCTTGGACCGGTACACGACCGACGTCGACCCGCCGCACCACGGACAGGGTGGCTTCGGTAGGTCGCTTGCCCTGCGGTGTCCCAGGCGGCGCTCGGGCGTCCCTGGCGGCGGGCCCAGGTCCACGACCCGACGGTCCGGACCGCGGTCGATCGGGGCGGTACGGTCAATCTGGCCAGCCGGCGCGCCCTTCTCGCCCGTTCGCGGCGGCGCCATCTACTTGCGTCTACTTTTCGGGACGGGCCGGACGTACCCGGCCAGGGCGGCTTGGAGCTCCAGGAGCTCGAGCCGGTCGACCCAGGACCGCTTCGAATACCCGGGGAGCGTACGGGCGATGCCCCACTCCCGGTGCAGTTCAGCGAACGCCGAATACCAGTCGATGCGGGGGTTTGGAGTGCGCAGAGGGTCGCCGGCGGCCATGGGTGGGACCGCCGGATTATCGGCTCGGGAGGAACCCGCCGACCCTGGTCTACCCGCGCCACCCGACGGTTCGGTCAGACGGTGCGGGCCAGCCGCGTCCAGGTGCCGGCGGGTGTTCAGCGTACCCGGGTGGGCGAAGTCGGGTACGCCCACCTAGACACGAGGTGACGGTAATTCCCCCGAATCAGGGGGGGATTGCGTCACCTGGGGTGGCCCGGTTCTGTGGTAGGCGAACGCGGCGCCGTGGCCGTAGCCCAGGATGTAGCCGATCACCCCGCCCAGGCCGCACGCCAGCGTCATCGCCGACACCAGCGTGACCGCGTCCGCCGCAATGCCACCGCCCATCAGGCGTCGCCCCGGTGCGTGAGCAGGTACCACCCGACGGCGACGAACTTGCCCACCAGCAGCAGCACCGTGAACCCGACGATCGCGGCGGTCATTCGACCTTGGCCCCCGCCACGTAGGACGGGTCCACCTGGGGCCGGGAGGTGAACTCGTCGCCCCCGCCGGTCTGCCCGTCCAGTGCGGTGAGCCGGGCATCGAGGTGGTTGTCGCGGTGCTCGAGCGCTGCCACCTTCTCGGTCAACAGGAGCACCTGCGCCTGGGTCCGTTCGAGCTCGCCGTGCCAGTGCCGCTTCAATTCACGAATGCGCGCCCGGGTCCAGGTGCCGAGCTCGTCGACCTGTTGCTGCGTGGTGCGCTTGCGCGGCGCCGGGGCCGCCGCCTTCTGGAACCCGCGCGCCGGCCGTTTCAGCGCGGCCTTGGCCATGCGCTTCTTCGCCATCAGATGCGGCCCTCGAGCACGACCGCCGCGTTCAGCGTCATCACGCCCTCACGGATTTTGCGGATCCCGGCCTGCTGGTCCGCGCAGGACGGCACCGACTCGAGCGCCGTCCGCACCAGCGTCATCGCGTCCGCCCGAATCCGCTGCAGGACGTCCACCTGCGCCGGCGTTGGCGCGTGGTACGTGAATACCTCCTCGACGTTCCCGGTGTGTACCATTCCCACTGACCACCTCACTTGAACAGGCCGCCGGGCACCGGCAGCGTGACTTGCCCGGCGGCGCGGAGCGCCCGCGCCTTCCGGGTCAGGGATGCCAGGGCGTGCTGCTTGGCGTCGTAGCGCAGGTGGCACACCGAGCACAGGCACCGCAGATTCTCGTCCGCGCAGTTGGCGGGATTGTGATCCAGGTGCGCCACCGTGACCACCGTCAGCTTGCCGTTGACCGGGTGCGGGAACCCATGCACCGCCCCGCAGGTGACGCACGTCCAGTTGGCCTTGACCTTCACCAGCTGCGCAATCTCAAACCAGTTCGGCGGGTACAGGTCCGCCTGGTCAGGATGGATCGGCATCAGCGCAGCTTCCGCTGGTGGGCGTGCTTCGGCTCGACGCGCGCCCGCCGCCGGAATAGCTCGAGCCGGAGCGGCTCGCAGATGAAGCACCGCTGCCCGATCGGGGTCCGGTGGGCGCAGCGTTCGATGTACTGCTCCTGCTCGAGCAGACGCTGCTTGAATCGCGCGGCCACGGTCACCGGTTCACCGCGTAGACCGTCGCACTCGACACCTTGAGCGGCTTGTCCGCTGGTCCCTTCACAAACGGATTGATGTAGGTGAGCTCGTGTCGGCCCGTCGACGGGTGGTACTGGTTGCGCCAGTGCCCATCGACGATCCACCGGCACGACCAGTCGACCGGCTCGCCAGGCCCAGGTGGCCGTGGTTGCGTTTCGAGCCGGCGTAGCGTGACCACTTTGACCTCGCGCACATCGACCTGGTGGGCCTTGGCGATGCGCTTGCGGGCGTGCCGCTCGATCGGTGTGCTCGCCATGACGGCCACCCGCTGTCGCAGCCACACCGCGGCGGCCATCACAAAGCGGGTGAGCGCCACATCGCGCGGACGCAAGCCGGCGTAGACCTGGCGATCGGCATCGAATGCCAGCGCCCCCTGGCTGGCTAACTGGTGCAGCGACGCGCCCAACGTGAAGGCGTTGAACTCCATCATCAGCGCGCGTGGCGCCAGCGCGGTGATGTTCCGCCGCGCGCACGACACCGCCCAATGGTCGTCCTGCTGCGTCAGGAGCATTGCACAGAGGTGCTCGCTGTCGACGTCCGAGTGTTGGCCGGGTGCCGGCGGGTGCTTCATCGGGATCGGAATCGGCCACTCGAGCCACCAAAACGCCGAGCGGAGTCCATCTGGCAGGAGGTGCGTATCGAACTGCGCGTCGCCCGGGACGGTCTGCGACGCCCGCCACACCGCCCGGGTCACCTCCTCGTCCCACGCAAACGGTGTGCTGCGCGCCATCCAGTCCTGAACGTGGAGATCCGTCACCCCCTTGAGCGGGTCGCCATGCCGCCTGAGCCACGCCAGGTCCGACAACATCCCAAACTGCGCCTCGATCGCTCGTGTCCACAACGGCTGGCCGGTCATGTCGTGATCCCCTCGGCGCGATCGCGCGCGACGGCCGCCTGGCAGCGCTCCTTGAACGTCGGCGTGGCCACGTAGCCGACGCCGCCCACCGCCCCGCGGACCAACCACCCATACTCGACGAGCAGCCGGTAGCCCTCGCGGACGTGGGCGTCGGCCGACACCCGCGACGGTTCGATGACGCCGTCGAGCAGACCGCGGTCGACCAGGTCGATCGCCGCGAGCTCCACCTCGCACTTGCCGAACACGCCCTGGAACCTGGAGCGGCTCACATCCGCCCCCGGCCACAGCTGCGGCAGACGTCGTGCCGGGCGCGCCAGTCGCTACACTGCGCCTCGAGCCGCGTCACCACCTGGTGGACGTACTGCTTGGAGAACGCGAGCCGGGCGGCAATCTCCCGCAGCTTCAAGCCGTCGCGCCGGGCCCGCATGATGAGCCACTGCTCGACGACCGACTGCGGGGTCGTCCGGTTCGGGCGCTGGTAGCTGTCGACGACGCCGCGGGGGCGACCGATCGTCACGACGCCACCGCCACCTTCGACTCGGCCCCGTCGACCCGCGACTGCCACACCTGCCAGCACTCGCACCGCTGCATCCGGTTGCCCTCGAGCTCGATGAACCCATGCCGGTTGCACGCGCCGCAGCTGACGAACCCGCCCACCGCCGCCTCGCGCAGCGCCCGGTAGAACAGTTCGACGTCCCGCTTGTAGGTGCCGTGCCGGTGCGCCACGCCGACGAACTCCTCCAGGTCGTGCTTCCGCATCCGCCACAGCCGGCGGCCGCGCTCGTCCAGCTTCTGCTCGCCGGTGCGCTCGTCGATCGCCGGCGCCGCATGACAGAGCTCGTGGTCGAGGATGGCCACGCGCATCTGGTCGGTGACGCCCAGGTCGTACCACCACGCCTGGTTCAGCAGGATGACGAAGTCGTACCGGTGGAACTCCCGATCGAGCTCGCTCGAGCGCCGACACTTGCCGAGCACCACGCGCCCGTCGACGTCCGGCTTCCACGACGTGCACCAGGCCAGCGCGAACGATGCGCTCTGGACGTCGGCGTGGTGGTCGCGCGCGAGCTCCTCCTCGAGCCGCGCATACATCGCCGCCCCGGTGGCGGTGGTCGCGTCAATCAGCTTGTAGGCGACCTTCTTGCCGGTCTTGGGTTTCGGTGCGCGTCTCATGGCCTCCAACCTTTCGTGCGGAGCGCGAGCTCCAGGTCGCGGATCGCCTGGCCGTTGCGCTCGGTACTGGCGGTGCCGCGGATGACCACCCACCCGAGCCTCGCCGCTGCGTTGTACTTGGCGGCGTCCTTGTCGACGCCGGCCCCGCTTGTGTGACGACCCGCGACGACGCGGTGCTTGTTGCCGGCCGCGTCGGTGACGACCTTGCCCCACGTCGCGCCCTCGCGCTCGTAGGCGACGCGGTAGTCCTTCCAGCAGTAGTCGAACCTCCAGGCACGCCCGAGCGCCGCGGCGAATGCGTATTCCTCGAGCGGCGTCGGCAGCCCGCGCTCGATGATCTGCTTGCCGATCTCCGGCAGCGACGACGGCCGCCGGCGCGCCGTCACTTGCTCGGCAAAGAGCTCCGGCTGCCGGATGCTCTTGTGTTTCCTCACGCGACCTTCATCCGCCGCAGAATGTCGCCGATCGCCTCCATCGGCTCATCGGCTAGCGTGACAGTCGAGAACCCGAGCCATGGATGCACCCGCGCGTGACAGGCGACACAGACGCGGACCAGGTTTCGCGCCTCCGCGCTGCCACCGTGCGACACCGCCACGACGTGGTGCCAGTGCATTTCGCGGCCGCGGGCAAAACAACAGAAGCACCCGAGCTCGCGTCGCAGCCCTCTGATGGTGTGC